AGTTATGGTGAAGAGAGACCACAACGGTTTACCTACTATTATTCCTTCATCATTACGAAAAGCCTTGTTAGACTTCAGTAATAATCAAAGATTAGTAGTTTGTATCCTTAGTATGTTATCTGTGTTTAGAGTCTTTCCTACTAAAGTGCGTCCATCATTAGGTACTATTATAGAACCTTTTAATGGAATTACAAGAACTATAAATAGTTCTTTAATTAAACGCGCTTTAGCTGAATTGACTCCTGGAACTTTACATCTTAGATCACCAACTTTATTAAAATTAGAAAGTGCCAGTCCTAATGCTAAGAAATCAGCATGAGTAGCCTCAATAGATGCAGTAGCATTTATGGATAATCCAAAAGTCTTATATAATTATATAAGATTCTTGTCTTACTCAAAGTGTTACTGACCTATTGTGTGGGTACTTTTCATAATTTTAGTTTCTAGTCCGATTGTTATCGTACTTAAAACAGGAAAGTGATTGAATAAACTAAATATGGGTAAATTAGCAGTGGTTTATGATCAAGCTGGAAAAGCCAGAGTAGTTGCAATAACTAACTGGTGAATCCAAGTTGCTCTTAAACCGCTACATAATGCCATATTTAGAATACTAAGAAAAATCGAGGAAGATGGAACTCATGATCAACTGAAACCTTTTAAGAAATTAATTGGTAACGGAAGTTCAGAGATGTTCTACTCCTTCGATTTGAGTGCCGCAACAGATCGTTTACCTTTGGAAATCCAAGCTGACATATTAAATATTCTCAATCCTCGTTTAGGATTACTCTGATCTAATTTATTAGATTTTGAGTGATTCTGAAAAGGAAAGTATATCAAATATGCAGTTGGACAACCGATGGGTGCCTATTCTTCATGGGCTATGCTAGCATTAACACATCATGTGATAGTGAAAGTATCAGCTCTGCGAGTAGGAATGCCGAATTTCAAAGATTATTGTATTCTAGGTGACGATGTTGTTATTCGTAACAGCAAAGTTGCCCAAGAATATTTTGATCTTATGAAATCTCTGGGTGTCTCCATTAACTTATCAAAATCTGTAAATGCTTATGCTTTTGCAGAATTTGCTAAGAGATGGGAGGGGCCTAATGTATCTATAACTCCTATCGGTCCTGGGTTAACCCTAAGACTGGTAAGAGATAGAAAATATATGGCAACGTATCTTCTTGAAGCATTAAAACTTAATTTGTTCAATAACTTTACCGAAGTGCTAGCTACTATTAACAGTTTGAAAGCGATTAAGAATAATCGTTCTCAAATTGTTGATAGTTTGTGATCGTGCTTCGGATTAAATAGTTTACTTAGTGAAGGAATGAGGACCACTGATGTTTTATCAAATATTGATAGAACAATCATGTTCTGTTTCTCATCTTCAGTTAACTATTTACCTGTTTTAAGATATCATATCTGTAATGCATTAATGCAATTACAGTTAGATGATATCCGAGAAGCAAAAAGAAAGCTAGAAGTTGAAGAAACATTCTTTTACCGTAATTGGTGAAGAACATTTTCAACTAATAGCTGACCACTTAGGTTGCTAGAAACCATCTTAAAGGTGGTGGGGCCAGGTTTCTGGATTTATGCTACTTCATTTGAAGAGAGCAGAGCGTCAATAGAAGGTCACAAGTTACTTAACTGTGATTACTCTTGAGATGCAATCCGGAATCTAGTTCGTAATGATCCTTTAATCAATTTATCTTCAATTGATTGGACACAGAAGAAACTTATTAAGGACCAATCTCTTAAAATGAAACGTTTCTACAAAGAACTTGAGCGCTCCCAAATGGAAGCCCCTGAGTTATTTGAACAAAATGTTTTCTATTAAGAGTGAACCTTGATAAGATTTGCTTCGTTTGAACGCTTTACGCATTAGAAATAATGTTATTATCCCAAAGTGCGGCTAGGTCCAAGTGGTCCTATCTGAAGTGATGATATAAGGCGCAG